TAGAGACTATGGGTTTTGAACCAAAACCCACTAGCAAAGATACTGTTAGAGAGAATGTTTGGTATAAGCAAATTACCGAGTTGGATAGAATAGATTTTTCAGCAAATCATCATTCATATAAAACGCTCAGTCAAGAGCAAATTGAGAGAAAATTTTCTGGTAATCTGAAACATTTTACAATTTTTGATAACCGTACTGGCGTTTTAGCCAAACATAGTGGAGTTATGTTTGGTTTAGTAGGTCAATATTATGTGACTACTAAGCACACTTTTCAGAATATGCGCAGTGGTGATATGCAAATTAGGTGGCATAGTAAAGATAAGAATCATCTTGGTTCAGTTAATACTAAGTTTGATAATTCCAACTTTTTCGCTGAGTATGGTCCAGAGCTCATTGTTTTGAAGTTTCCTTGTTTACCTCCGGTGTTGTCTATCGAGCATTTGTTGATTAATAAAAATACATCATATATATCGGATGGATTTTTATTTACTAGGCAAAAGGATGGTCGTACATTTTCTAATCAAGTTAATCGTATCAATCTCACTACTACTAATATTGAGGGACTTGGTACATTGCAAGTGTGGGAATATAAACCACAAACCCCAACTATAGCTGGTAATTGTGGATCTCCACTATTTTCTAATACAAACTTTGGTTGGACAATATCCGGTTTTCACATTTCTTATCATGCTAAAATGGATAGAGCTCAAGCCCTTCCAGTATTGTCTGATATCTTTAATTTGTTACCAAATAGTGGTCTGGTTTCTCCAGGACCTGTTAATGGTGGAAATGTTTCTATTGGTAATTTGTCTGATAGATCTACTCTACAGTATTGCTCTACAGGTTCGGCCATTGTTGATGGTACATTATCTGGTATTAAAACTGGGAACTCATATGTATCATCAGTGAGGAAGACCATGATTAATGATGATATGGTTTCCCTTGGTTATGAAAATAAATTTTCAGCACCACCATTATCTAATCCTAAAACTTTTAATGTCATAGCTCAAATTGGACTAAATATACAACATGGAGTAACGCCTGGTGAAATCCAGGAGTGTGTTCAATATTATTCTAATCATGTTATTAATCTTCTATCTAATGAGGATTTGGAAAATTTGGGAGTTGTCACTCAAGAGGTGGCCATGCAGGGTGCTGATGGAGTTACTTACATTGATCCTATCAATGGTAATACCTCTGGAGGTTTTGGAAGAACTGGCAAAAAACGTCGCCATCTTGAATTGGTTTCAGAAGGTAGATATGCTTTAAAGCCGGTTGATAAGAAAATTTTGCAAGAAGTGGAAGATTGCTATGATTCAAATTCCACATATAGACCCCCTTTTCTAAGATTTCCAAAAGATGAGGCCTTACCGAATTCTAAAGTTCAAGATGGTTTATTTAGAATGATTTCTTGTGGACCTATGGTCTGGAATACGTGGATTCGTATGTATTTTCTATCTTTTATTAGATTGGTGCAACTTAACAAGTTTAAGTTTAATATAGCAGTTGGCATGGTTTGTCAAGGAGCAGAATGGGATGCTTTATATAAGTACTTAACATGTTATTCTCATGAGCATGTCATTGCTGGTGATTTTTCTAAATTTGATTGTACAGCTTCTTCCGGTTTCATCTTGGGAGCATTTGATATTATAATATCTATTTGTAAGAAGTCTGGTAGATATTCGGATAATGAAATTAGGAAAATGTCTAATGCTGCTTATGATTTTGCATTTCCAACATATGTTTCTAAAGGAGATGTTTATTCTCCTTTCGGAACCAACAGCTCGGGTAATCCTCTAACTGTTTTGTTAAATAGTTTGGTTAATTTAATAGCTCTATTGATATGTTGGAAGAGATTGAATCCTAAACATACTTTTGAGGGTTTTTTTGATTATGTAAATGTGATGGTTTATGGGGACGATAATATTTTATCAGTTCATATAGATTATCCTTGGTTTAATCATACTTCCATTGCTCAATGTATGGTTGGTTTGGGATTTAAGTATACGATGGCTGAAAAAGGTGCGGAATCTAAACCTTATGTTAATATCTTTGATTGTGAGTTTTTGAAGAGATCTTTTAGATATGAGGAAGATGTTAAGGGTATGATGGCTCCTTTAAGAGAAGAGGCAATAATCAAGAGTTTGATGATTGGTGTACCCTCAACTTCTATATGTGAGAAGGAACAGATGGTTTGTATTATGTCATCTGCTATGTATGAATTTTCTTTTCATGGCCGTAAAGTTTATGACATATGGAAGGAAAGAATTAATTTCCTTATTAATAAACATAATTTGCAAGATTATGTTTCGGAAGGATTGTTTCCATCTTGGGAACAATATGTAGAGAGATATGAGAGATTATCTCAGGCGATGGAAGTGGTTGATCCATTGCTTCTCATAAACCCCGAGCGTGTCACGCTCGGTTAAGCGAATCTGACCCTTGTAGCATAGTTACCAATCTGGATTTGCGACCCAGATTAGGGATGTTACATTGTATAGGCGCATATTTGTTTATATGTTACCCTTGCTGTTTTATCGATGGATGGTTGTACGGCCTACCCATTTTGTTTTAATGCGTATTGTAAATTGTTTAGTTTATTTAATTGCGATAACTGTGATTATCGACCTCTTATCGGTGGGGTTTTGTACCGTACATGTAGCTCCTGTGGGCAGGAGTTGTTGCGAAGTAGGCGCAATTGTTGGCTTAAATGCTGTGATAATTTCATAGCATTTGGAGCCTGTAATAGGCATATGCTTGAAGAGCAAGCTAAGGTATTGAGAGCTAATCTAATTAGAGATTATGCTTTGAAGACGGATGACTTGGAGGATCTCATTCAACATTCTGTCACTAATGCTGTTACTGAAACCGCTAAATTACAGTCTGAATCTGTGGTTGAAGCTCAAGCCGGAACAGGAGGATCTCCTCTTGAAGGTTTAGCTGGTGCGTTTGCTAGTGCTGCCGTTAATGCAGGTATAGCCGGAGTGCAGGATGCTATTATAGGGGCAGGCAATGCTGCCTTACTGGAAGTGCGCTCTGCCGTGAATGAGACGGTAACAGCTGGGTTTGGAGTATTATCCACAGGATCCAAATCTATTAAAGAATGGATTACTTCCCATCCTAGAGCTACAGTTACATCCAGTGCTTCATCCATTCGGACTAATAATCCAGGTGGATCGTGTGTTTCTGATGATCCTGAGGATTCGGAGTGGAACATCGCTCACTGGCTATTGGAGTCTACGGGCGAGAAACTTTTTATGCAGAACAGAATACCATATCCTGAGGACTTGGAGTCTAAGTCATTAGGTACAGAAATAGAAAAATATTTGTCTCGTCCAGTTAAGGTAGCTACTTATTCTTATACTAATTCTTCTACTGCTATTGAGTATGATATATGGAAGCTTTTGTATAATAATACATTTATTAAGGATAAACTTAAGGGTTATGCATATTTTAGAGCCAATCTTAATGTTAAGTTAGTTTTGCAAGCTTCTCCTTTTTATTATGGATGTGTATTGGCCACATATAGACCATATTCCACATATAAAACTTTAGGAAATACCGTAGATGATTTGACTCTACGAACTCAGAGGAAGAATATATATTGC